AGCTAACAACCAACTGTGGGGGCAACACCGTTTCTGCGGTCTGCACGGTCGGATGCTTAATTGCATGCTGGTAATACCGACAAGCGTTCTAGTCTGCGATAACCACCTTGGAATGGTAAACCAGGGTATAACAGTACCAAAACCCATGACCATCGTGTGAGGTAGGAGCTCACAGGTACTGCGAGGGGCGAAAATTAGGGGGGCATGAAGATGCCCACAGTGATGTGCGACGGTGGAGCATCTCACCGGAGTCAGCTGGGACTCCGTCTAACTAAAATCCAGCGGTGTGCAGATCATTCCCCTTCTGTACCCTTGGCCGGGCAAAGAACCATATTTCAAATAATTCTTCACTATGGCCACAATCACGACAGCAAAACGAGTACTTGCGATCTCGAAAGGGTTGGTTACCCTTTCAAATGCCTTCACACGCGGAGAAATGTCAAACACTAAATGCGGGCTTGCAGTGGCAAGCACCGCCATGGCGGCCACACTCGTATGCCGCTATGTCCAGCCCTGGATGCAATCTGAGAACGCAAAGCTCAGAGAGGTGCTGGAGGGGGGAGGTGTAAACCCCGAGGAGGCCGCTGATCTCATCGTCAGCACCCACCCAGTAGGACAGGAGGAGGTTCTAGTCATTGGCGATGTCCCTTTGATCATGACCACCATGCCTGAGGAGTCTGAGAAACCGTGCAAGCGGCGTATCAGGAAGGGTTGCCGCGGCAAGTTCATCCGTGAAATTGTTGCTGCAGTCAAGCTCCGCCTGGGAACTCCCAAACCCACCATGGCCAACCGTCGCGCTGTGCAGCGTGTAGCTCGTGAAGAGTTGCAGGAGTACAACTTGCGAAAGGTTGTTGCTGCAAGCGTCATCCCGACAATTGTTGAGGCAGTGTTTGTGCCTAACAAATGGGAAGTTGCAGCAGCCCAACTGGGCTCCAGCATGCTCGCGCAGTCGAGGAAACTAAAGGTTTCACTCCTGCTCGAGATGGCTGGGTTCAACCAGGCCTGAGGGGGCTTGGGCGTGCTTCATGGCGTGCGACACGTTTCGACGTTGTCGCATCCGCGGCTGATCATGAAGCAAAACGCTCAGGCCGCCTGCCGTTCGCGCCAGATCTACGTAGTAGAAGGGATCTCTGGTAACAAGCGAACGCTAACTTGCAATGATCCCGACATCAACACCCTTAACACAGCTTTGCTTGAGCGGGTTTTCTATCACAAGGTCGATGGTGAGTATCGACTTGTTGAAGATCCGAATCCTGTCGTTGTTAACGATAGGCTTCGTGATTTTCGGAAGCAACTTTTAAGACGGCTCGGAACTTCCTCCCCTGTTTCCCCTGAGGTTTTTGCCCAGATGTACACGGGACGTAAACGGACCATCTATGAACGCGCGGTAGAGGATTACACTATCAACGGAGTTCGCAGACGCGACGCATACAGTGATAGCTTTGTTAAGTGCGAGAAGGTACCAGGAGATAAGGCACCAAGATGTATACAGCCTAGAAGGCCTGTTTACAACGTGGGGGTTGGAAGATATCTAAAACCTGTGGAACATAAGATCTATAAGGCCATTCAACAGGTCTTTGAGTCTGATACACCTGTTGTTCTCAAGGGGTTCAATGCTGTGGAAACAGCGGACATCCTCAAGAAGAAGTTTGAGAGCTTCGAGAAACCGGTGGCATTAGGTCTCGACGCAAGTCGATTTGATCAACACGTCAGCAAGGAAATGTTGGCGTGGGAGCATAGCATTTACAATGCAATGTTCCGTTCCACAGAGCTAGAGAAGCTCCTCAAGTGGCAAATTCATAATGTCGGTTTTGGCCGATGTGATGATGGCACAGTCAAGTATTCCGTAGAAGGAAAGAGATTCAGTGGTGATATGAACACCGCACTGGGTAACTGCTTGATAATGTGCGCCATGATCCACGCGTACGGACAGGAACGGGGGGTAAAGCTCGAGCTCATTAACAACGGGGATGATTGTGTTGTTTTCATGGAGCAGAGAGACTTGGCCAAGTTCGGAAAGGGATTGGACGAATGGTTTGATGATATGGGATTTGTCATGACCAAGGAGGATCCAGTCACCGAAATCAACCAGGTGGAGTTTTGCCAATGCAAACCAGTGTATGGAGCGAATGGGCTCATCATGTGCAGAAACTTTGAGAAAGCACGTGAGAAAGATACTATGTGTTTGTTTGACATATCGCAACCTAGAGCAGCTGCAAAGTGGCTCGGTGCGGTTGGAGAATGTGGACTAAGCCTTACAAGCGGAATTCCTGTGTTTCAGGAAATGTACAAAGCGTACATCCGCCACGGCGAAAAGAGTGATATCACGAACAGCGTGGGCTGGCAGTGTGGGATGACCCACATGGCCAAGGGATTGCACCCCAAGGAAGCCCCAGTTTCAGAAGACGCAAGATATTCATTCTATGTTGCATTCGGAGTCACACCCGATGAGCAGGAAGCGCTCGAGGAGTACTACCGTAGTTGGCAATTCGAAGCTCTAGTTGAGAGTAGAGAGGTCATGACGGTTGGGACTGCTCCCTTCTAAGCCTGTAAATGACAAATTGGTAATTTGTTGAAGGAATAATAAAATTAAAAATTTTAAATAATAAATATGAGTAATCAGTTGGTTCGTAGAAACAGCAATCAGCGTAAGAAGAATCGTGGGCTGAAGCACGATTTAGTTGACGCCTTTGCCGATGCAGCGCTTCGGCAAGCGGGTCGTGGAGCGAAGAAAGGTATGGAGTGGTTGTACAATGGAATTGCGAGCGCGTTTCGCACCACGGGTAACAATGGGTCTAAGCAGGAGATGAAGGCAATGGTTGCACCACTTGCTCGTGCTCTCCAGATTAAGAACCCTACCCCTCGGTACACCAATGTGGCAGGTGGTGTCAGTATTGAGCACACAGAGCCTCTAACAGTTGTTTACGGTGCAAACCGGTTTACACTGACTAGTGAGACTTTTGAGTGGTTAGCTCCTATGACCGCTGGATTTGAGGAGTATCGAATCCGCATCGAAGTTGGGTGGGTTCCTACCTGCCCCGCCACAACCACCGGACGTGTTATGATGGCTTTCGATTATGATCCCTCAGATCGAGGTGGTTACGAAAGCACCGATACCTCCGATTACCTTAATACGGCAGATCATTGTATCTCAGCAGTCTGGAGCCCATGTGCCATTGCCCCCAAGCAATCAGGATGGTTGAAAACTGGACTCGTTGGTGATGAGAGGTTGTACAGCCCAGGTACGCTACACTTGGTGGTGCCTAGTATTGAAGACGGGATGATTTTGGCTCGCTATCATGTCGATTTGCGAAAGCCCCAGCCTACTTCCAAGAAGGAATATGTCCAATTTGGATATTACACTGCCACTAGCGGACCATTTGCTGGTTTGGACACCGTCTCGGGTGTTTCAGCCTTTACGATCGAAGACACCAAGTTGACGCAAAAGTATCCTGGCACGTACCAGGTGTCTTGGTCAACTGATGGTGGTGTTGTTGGGATAACACTTGAACCAGGTTCCAAGCCGGAATCAATCACAAGTACTCTTGGCAACTTCGCTGGCATGTTCTACACTTACGCTGTTGGTGATGTGGTGTCATTCACCCCAATACCATCGCCTGGTGGCGCAACTCACTATAAGTTGGTTATCGTCCCAGTGCCTACCAGTACTGTCTACGGATAGTGCTGCAATTGCTTTTGGTTTGACATATTTATGTTGACACCGCTCTTCTCTGCCTAGGGCTCGCAGACCCTATTTTCAAAGCTGCGCTTAACAGGAGAGGAAGTGTCATTGCTGCAACAAAACAGCTCAAACCAGTCGAACAATCTGATCAACAAAAACACATATATATATATAATTGCCATCTCGCGGCAGCAAAATAATAACCGGATGGACTTCCGAAGAGAAACACAACATCAATAGAGCGGTTGAGATAGAGCCCTGTAGTGAATTAACCACTCACTCCTCCGGGACTAAAACGATGAGATTGCGTGTTGTCTAATAAAAATGTTAGTGAATTTACATGTACT